TCAAGAGGCTACTACCTACACAGATGCTACAAGCACAAGCACTCTTGGCAATTCCACTAGCCTAAGTATTGGCGCACCTGCTGACCGTGCTGGTGGTGGCCGTGAAGTTACTGTTGCAGCTATCACTGATGGCTCCGTCACAGGTACAGGTACAGCTACTCACTACGCCATTGTAGATACTGTAAACTCTCGTCTCTTGGCTACAGGCTCCCTTTCTGCCTCTCAGGCCGTTACTTCTGGTAACACCTTCACACTGTCTTCCGTAGCAATCGGTATTCCTGATCCAGCCTAAAGAGGTTCCTTGAATGGTCACTCTCGTAAACAGAGCCAAAGTAGCCACTGCCACCACAGGCACAGGCACACTAACTCTTGGTTCTGCCGAGAGCGGCTATCAATCCTTTGCTGATGCTGGTGTCGTTGATACTGATGTAGTTCGCTATGTTATCGAGGATGGCACTGACTGGGAGATCGGCACAGGCACCTATACGGCCTCTGGCACTACGCTGTCCCGCACGGTACTTGAGAGTTCCAATGCTGATGCTGCCCTGAACCTGACTGGCTCTGCGGTGGTGTACGTTACTGCGGCTGCTGAGGATATTCCTGCGGTTCAGGAGTTGTATGCTGAGAACCCTGCCACACCTACTGTACCTAGTGCTGCTGGCGACAATGCTGTGGCGATTGGTGACCAAAGCATAAGTGCGGGGCTTAGGTCTTTTGCACTTGGTGGCTCCTACGCCTCCGGCACTGACAGTTTCGCAGCAGCTATAGCCAACAACGCCTCAAGCTATGGTGCTACCGGTACTAACTCAGTGGCGATTGGGTATAGGGCTAAAGCAACAGGTTCCGGTTCTGTTAGCATTGGGCGTATAAGTTCTGCCATTGGTAATTATTCAACGGCGATTGGAAATGGGTCTTCCACATCTTCTCAGTTTACCTTTGCCGCTGCGGGGGGCAGCATTTCTTCTTCTGCCGATAATTCAATCGCTATAGGGAGTGTAACTTCCGTCTTATCAGGCCACGATAGGTCTGTTGTTATTGGTTACGGCGTAAAATCAAGGGCAAGAGGGGATTTCCATCTGGGTGGATACGGAGACATTTCTTTGGATGGTCGCATCCAATACGGCATGTTTCTCGTCAGAAACGACACGTCCAGCGATACACCCGTAACCTTAACTACAAATGCAGGCGCAGCCTCTACAGACAACCAAATCCTCCTCCCCAACAACTCAGCCTACGCCTTCCACGGCACCATCGTAGCCCGTCAGCAAGCCTCGGCAGGCGTAGCATGTGCAGCATGGAAGATTGAGGGTTTGATCCGCAGGGAGGGATCGGCGGGGACGACAGTGCTAGTCAACAGCGCCACGACTGTCTTGGACAACACACCCGCTTGGGGCATGGCTCTCAGCGCAGACACGACCAACGGTGGCCTGAAGATTGAGGTCACTGGCGCTGCTGCAACCAACATTCGCTGGGTCGCCACGATCCATACTTCCGAAGTAACGTACTAAAGGAGGCCACAATGGCTATTCAACTCGACCTGACGAACAGCCAATATGGCACACCGTTTGCTGGTGCTTACTTCCGCATCGCTACCGCAGCTATCTCTCGTATGCGTGAGGGTGGCCCCAAGTTCACCGTGATGATTGATGTCGCTGGCTATGCCACTGCCACGCCTGATGACGACACCCGTGAGGTAGACTTCCGCCGTTACCATGCTGACTTGGCTGAGGTTGAAGTGTCCGCTGGGGATGTCTTCCTCGACAAGTGCTATGCTTGGGTAATGACACAGGACGACATGAACGGGAGCGTTGCGGTATAATGGGAATCACCATAAATCACCAAACGAATGACATATCTACGACTGGTAGCCCATTAACTATTGGGGGCGCACCTGTAGGTGGCGGTGGGTCAAACAACATTGACGGTGGCTCTGCTGCTACGATCTACATTGCATCCCAATCTCTTGACGGGGGAACAGCATAATGGCTGACCAAATCCAACTTCGCCGTGACACGGCTGCTAACTGGACAAGTTCTAATCCTACTCTTGCATCCGGTGAGATTGGCCTCGAAACTGACACCGACCAGTTTAAGGTGGGAGATGGAACAACTGCTTGGACGTCTTTGGGGTACGGTGGTATCCAAGGACCGCAAGGTATTCAGGGTATCCAAGGCATTCAGGGTGAGACTGGACCTCAAGGTCCGCAAGGTGATCAAGGCATTCAGGGTATTCAGGGTATCCAAGGCGAGACAGGCCCACAAGGGCCACAAGGTGAACCCGGTGAAGTAACTGCCGATGGCACATTCACGCTGACCAACAAGACACTGGTTGACCCTATCATCACGGGAACTGTGGTTGAGGACGTATTCGCTTTGACGGGCACAACGCCTGCTCTTGATCCATCCAACGGCTCTATCCAGACATGGACATTGACTGGTGCATCTACACCCACAGACAGCCTTTCCGCTGGTGAGGCGATTACACTCATCATTGACGATGGGACCGCCTACACAATCACATGGCCTACTACGACATGGGTAAACAACGCTGGTGCGGCTCCTACGCTGGCCACTGATGTGCCTACAGTCATTGCACTGTGGAAGGTATCGACAACGCTCTATGGCGCACTTGTTGGGGATGGTTCGTAATGCTGTGGTCTAAGGCAATAGGTGCTGGTGGGGCTGGTGGGGCTGGTGGTGTAGTAGAAGGCTGGAATGTTTCTACTGCTGTATTCAATCAGAGTTTTAGTTTCGCTGCTCAAGAGACAGCACCATTTTCAGTATTCTTCAAACCCGATGGGCTAAAGATGTATGTCATGGGTACAGACCAAGACAGGGTTTCTGAATACAACCTAAGCGCAGCTTGGGATGTGTCTACTGCGGTGCATCTGCAAAACTTTAGTGTTTCTTCTCAAGATGCAGTACCATTCGGTATGTTCTTCAAACCAGACGGTACGAAAATGTATATTACAGGGACTATAGGCGACAACGTCTATGAATATAACCTAAGCGCAGCTTGGAATGTCTCTACTGCTGTATTCAATCAGAGTTTTAGTGTCGCTGCTCAAGAGACATCACCAACCGCAGTTTTCTTCAAGCCCGATGGACTAAAGATGTATTTTACGGGCTTCACATTTGACAGGGTTTCTGAATATAATCTAAGCACGGCTTGGGATGTGTCTACTGCGGTGCATCTGCAAAACTTGAATGTGGGTGCTCAAGAGACTGGTCCAGCAGGTTTATTCTTCAAACCCGATGGGCTAAAGATGTATGTTTCGGGCTTCGGCGGTTTAGATGTTAATGAATACAACCTAAGCGCAGCTTGGGATGTGTCTACTGCGGTGCATCTGCAAAACTTTAGTGTTTCTGCTCAAGATACATCCCCAAGGGGATTATTCCTAAAACCCGACGGCTTAAAGATGTATATTACAGGCCAAGTAGGGGACAAGGTCTACGAATACGACCTGACAGCATAAAGGACACTACAAATGCCACACCTGAAGATCACAAACGGCCAGCCTGAGATTTACTCAATCGGGCAACTGCGTCGTGACAATCCGAATACGTCCTTCCCGAAGTCGCCGAGTGACGCGCTTCTGGCAGACTGGGGTGTCTACCCCTACACAATGCAGGATCGCCCTGATTATGATCAATTCACGCAGACGATCAAGCAGACTGCACTTGCAGAGGTCAATGGTGCGTGGACCCAAGGGTGGGAGGTCAGCAAACTGCCCGTTGAGGACGCAGGGCGCAACATCAGATCGCAGCGCGACAACCTACTGTCCCAGACCGACTGGATGGCCCTGAGCGACGTCACGATAGAGCCATATTGGCGTGAATACAGGCAACAGTTGCGTGATGTGACTGCACAAGAAGGCTTTCCGTTCTCGGTAGATTGGCCCACTAAACCGGAGTAAGACATGCTAGGATTTTCCCCTCTCGCCTCCGCTCCGTTAGGTGATGATGGGGTTGTATCTGCTGAGATTGTTTACCCTCTTACTGGTGTAGGTATCACTACAGGAACGCCTTCTGTTGGTGTGCCTATTGTATCTGAAGTTACAACTATTTCCCTGTTAGGTATTACTACTGGTTCACCCACGGTAGACTCGGCAGATTTTACGCAAGTACATTCCCTGATTACCGCTAGTATTACTACAGACGCTCCGGTAATTGGCGCTGCGAGTGCCTCTGAAGGTGCTGGGATTGTTGCTGTAGCCATTACCACAGGTGCTCCTGTTGTTGGCACACCTATTGTAACCCAAGACCAAATTATTATAGCCAATGGTTTGACGACAGGATTCCCTGTTATTCAGCCGTCAAGCTTGGTTCAAGACCATTCACTAGCTGCTGATAACATCAATGCAGGGCCTCCAGTTATTGGTTCTCCTACTGTATCTGAAGCTACAGGTGCTATTGCCCTCCCCATTACTACAGGTCAGCCTATCGTTGGCCCCTCAAGTATAACCCAGACGCACAACATAGACGCCGATGGTGTGGTATCTCAAGAACCTACTGTAAGCCTATCCGTTATCACTCAAGCCCACCAACTAACCTTGGTTGCTGTAGTAACAAACAGTCCGGTAGTAGGTATAGGGAACCTTAATGCAGCACAAGGTCGTGCAGTACACGTATCCAACAGGTCTTATAATACAGTAACAACAGTCAATAGTATAAACTTTTGTGTATTGACATCTAACACCCCGAACAAAGTAATAGTAGAAA